TATTCTTTGGTGACAACAAATCCTCAAGCGCGCTCTTGTATGGCATGTCGATGTCATAGATCGGCTCGCTCGTCTGAATTGCTCTCTTGATATTCTCAGGCACAACACCCGGTACTTTGGTATCACTTAACCCCAGTTCCTTGTATATGCGATTAATCATGTTTGATTCTTCGGGAGGCTGCTTATACAGGTTGTACAGTTCCTTGTACTCGCTCGGTATGTAGTTAAGCAGGTCGCTGCCGCCATCTCCACGAGGTCCTGTCAGGGATATCTTGGGGTTGATAAGGTTGGGGTCCATCCCGCCTGCCACCATCTTCTCGGTCACGTCCTCTGCCAATTGAGACTCGAGTTGACGGCCTCTGTCTCCCATGGTAGATGGGTAGCCTGGGTCAAAGAGAGGCTCTTTGGTATTGAAGGCCAGTCCTTTCAGTCCCGTCATCTCATCGTAGCGACGCGTCAAGTCTTCCAACGCCTGTGGGTACTTGGGGTAGAACCTTGACTCTCCAGTTACTGGATCAACACGAGTCTTGCCTGCGCGTGTCTGCTCAATTGCATAGTCAGGAATCTGCTTTTGTAAGGCAGGGGTGCGCAATTGACCACTGATGATTTGGTTGAATATAGGGTCACTTGGTGTGCCGTACTGACGCGCTTGAAGATTTGTTGTCACCAAAGAACATTAACCAGTACCTGGCTACGTTGTCTCCAAAAGAGATTACCAAGATGCGTTTTGAAGACGTGGTCAAGAACTCGGCCAGGTACAACTTGGACATTTTCAATACACAGAACTTGGTTAACGCCGTAAAGAGCGGAAAGCGTATTCCAGAAAAAACCTGGAAGCAGGGCCTGAGCGAGCCGTTGATGAACTTTGAAAAAGACGGACAGAACTTCACCTGGCACCGCATCCTTGACAACGAAGCCACTGCGATTGAAGGCGCATACATTGGACACTCTGTTGGCGGCTATGCCAAGGGAGGCGCTTATGGGCCCAAGGAATATCGCCGCTTCAAGGAAGGCGAGGAGGTACAGGTCTACACTTTGCGAGACTCAAAAGGCAAGCCGTTCACTACTGTCCAGGTGGAGAAAGCATACACAGGACCACTAGGTCGCGTACTCTCCGAGTCCGACATTGTGCGCGCAAAGGCCGAAGGCCGTGAGCTAGGGCCCATGAGCACCATCGTGAAACAAATCAAAGGCAATGGAGCCAAGACAGGAAACGTTGCCCCTAAGGATGCGGATGAGGGAGTGTTGTCCTTCTTGAGGACTTACATCAAACCAGATAAGATCGCAGAGAGCGATAGTTATCTGACTCCCAAACTGGAAGAGTTTAAGATGGACTTGTCTGGACGTCCCCGTCCATAAGAAAGAGAACCCATGCCCATAGACAAAGCAGTAAATCAAGCCCCTCAGTTGGACATCATCATCGAGGATGAAGAGATGCCCGACATCGAGATCGTGTTGGAAGAAGACGGCAGTGCTGTTATCAACATGGCGCAAGACGACGCCGATGAAGTTGACTTCTACGCCAACCTGGCCGAGGTCATTGATGAGGACGACTTGAGCCAGATCGGCATGGATGTCGGCGCGATGTTCGAGGCTGACAAGTCTTCACGTTCGGACTGGGAGCAGATGTACTCCAAGGGCATGGACTTGCTGGGTTTGAAGATTGAAGAACGCACCAAGCCCTTCAGGGGCGCGTCGGGCGCGACCCATCCAATGTTGACCGAGGCCATCGTGCAGTTCCAAGCACAGGCATTCAAGGAACTGATGCCCGCTGGCGGCCCTGTTCGCACGCAAGTCATTGGCCGTGAGACGGTAGAAAAGACCCAACAGGCCTCTCGCGTGCAAGATTTCATGAACTACCAGATCACGTCTGTGATGGAAGAGTACACACCTGAGTTTGATCAGTTGCTTTTCTACACTGGATACGGCGGTTCCTCGTTCAAGAAGGTGTACTACGACCGCCAATTGGGCCGCATGGTCTCCAAATTGTGCTTGGCCGACGATGTTTACATCCCGTACAACGGCTCAAGCGTCATGAGCCAGTGTCCACGGATCACGCACCGCATTGCAATGGACTCCAACGAGTTCAGAAAGCGCATTGTGGCCGGCGAATACTTGGATGTGGACGTTGAATCGCAGACTATGCTGCCTGACACCACGCAAATTCAAGAAGCCGTGGACAAAGTTACGGGTGTACAGCCCTCTGACGACGTCGAAGAAGTATTTTTGTTGGAAATGCAGGTGGATTTGGACATCCCCGGCTTTGAAGACAAGGGCGAAGACGGCGAAGACACCAAAATCCGCTTGCCCTACGTCGTTACCATGCTGGAAGACAGCCTGCAAGTGGTCGGTGTGCGCAGAAACTGGAGCGAAGACGACGAATTGAAGGTGCGCAAGGACTACTTTGTGCATTACGTGCTGGTCGAAGGCCTTGGCGCGTACGGCATGGGCTTTGTTCACATGGTTGGCGGCCTGTCCAAGGGCGCAACCAGTGCTTTGCGTCAGCTTCTTGACGCGGGAACGCTCTCTAACTTGCCCGCAGGCTTCAAAGCTAAGGGCGCGCGGATCGCGGACAACGACAGTCCTATCCAACCAGGCGAATGGCGAGACATTGACGCTGGTGGCGCTGAACTCCAAGCCTCTTTGTTGCCTTTACCCTACAAAGAACCGAGCCAAGCCTTGTTTGCATTGCTTGGATTCTTGGTTGACGCGGGCAAACGCCTGGCCAGCACCGCAGATATGCAGGTTGGCGACGCCAACCAGAACGCGCAGGTAGGGACAACCCTTGCACTGCTCGAGCGTGGCTCGATTGTCATGTCGGCAATCCACAAACGCTTGCACTATGCCCAAGGTCTTGAGTTCAAGATGCTTGCCAAGGGCTTTGGCGAGTACATGCCGGACAACTATCCGTACGATGTACCGGGTGGCGCGCGCTCAATCAAGAAGAAGGACTTCAACAACATGGTGGCGGTGCTGCCTGTTGCTGACCCCAACATCTTTAGCTCTGCCCAGCGCATTACCTTGGCCCAAACGCAGTTGCAGATGGCCCAAAGCGCACCACAGATGCACGACATGTACGAGGCGTACTACCGCGTGTACTCTGCTTTGAACGTGCGGGACATCGACGGCATCTTGTTGCCGCAAAACACCCAGATGCCCAAGGACCCGGCCAGTGAAAACAGCGACGTGCTCAACAACATGCGCCTGAAAGCCTTTGCTGGACAGCAACATGACGCGCACATTGCCGGTCACCTGATGATGGGCCTGTCTCCTATCCTCCAAGCCAACTCCATGGCCGCAACGGCACTGCAAAAGCACATCCTGGACCACGTGAGACTCAAGGCGGAGGAAGCAGTGGAGGCAGAACTGTTCCAGAACTACGGCACGGACCCTGACGGCATTGTCTCTCCTATTCAAAAGGAGGGCATGGTGGCGCTGAAGATTGCTTTGTTCATGCAAGAGGTTCGGGACATGCAAAACCAGTTGTCTGGAGAGCAGGGCGACCCATTGGTCGAGCTCAAGAAGCAGGAACTGCAACAGCGCGCCGACAACGACAACAAGAAGATTGCGTTGGATCAGCAAAAGCTTGCACTCGACCAACAAAAGATTGCGCAGAATGCTCAGGCACAGCAAAATCGTGTAAATTCACAAGAGAACATTGCGCAACTGCGAGCCGGCGTTGCCCGAGAGCGCATGAAAGCCACACAAAACACACCACCAGCTCAAGGAGGCCGAAATGCCGCTTAAAAAAGGCTCAAGTCGCAAAACAGTAAGCTCCAATATTGGAGAGATGGTGGGCGCATACAAAGAAAAAGGAAAGATTGGAACCAGCAAGCCAAAGAACAAGTCCGCAGCGGTGAAACAAGCCGTCGCGATTGCTTTGTCTACTGCGGGTAAATCCAACAGGTCTAGCAAACCGAAGGAGGCCAAGAAGGGTGGCGCTTTCATGGTCGTAAAGAAGAAAGACGGCAACCGTCCGGTTGAGATATACTGAGACGTAAGCACTTGCCACCGGGTGGGGCCTTGTACCACCTGCTTTTCATGGAAATACCATGCTCGAATTTGCAGAATCTGTTGTCAAAGAATTAAGAAAGCTCCGAGAAGACTCGGAGGCTATCATTTTGAATGGCACCATCAACGATATAGAGCGTTATCGCTTCATGATGGGTCGCCTCGAAGGATTGAAATTTGCCGAAGAAGTTGTTCGTGATCTTTTATCGCGAAGGACTACCGATGATTTTTAACCACAGAGGAGATGCCCATGGAAGTTGAAGAGAACATGACTGCTTTAGAGCGCAAATGGCGCGAAGAGGCGGATGCAAAAGGCCCTTGCCTTGATGATGCGTATACGGAAGACGGGTTTAACCCTGAGAAGCTTGAACAAGCTGTCCGAGACCGCATCCCTACCCCCACAGGCTGGCGCATTGCCGTCTTGCCCTATCGTGGCGCGGAAAAGACCAAAGGCGGCATCGTCTTGGCCGAAGAAACCCAGAAGAAAACCCAACTTGCAACCAACTGCGGCTACGTCTTGAAGACGGGAGCCTTGGCCTATGCGGATCAGTCAAAGTTCCCCGATGGAGCTTGGTGCAAGGAAGGTGACTGGATTATTTTTGGTCGATACGCAGGTTCTCGCATCCAAATTGATGGTGGAGAAATCCGAATTCTCAACGACGACGAAATCATTGGGGTTGTAAACAGCCCTGAAGATATTTTGCACATGTAAGGAGCTATCATGAATGAGCAACAAGAGTTGGAATTTAAATTGGGTGAAGGCGAAGAGCCCGTAGACATTGACATGGGTGAAGATGGCAAGTCGCCAAAAGTCCAGGAACAGGACCCGGCCCCCAATGTAGAGCAGACACACAACGAGTCTGAAAGGCCTGAGAGCGAACTCAACCAATACAGCGAGAGCGTCAAAAAGCGTATTGACAAGCGCACCGCTCGCCTGCGTGAGACACAGCGCAGGGAA